GGTAACGCGATCCGCGACGTTTTCCGATGCGCGCCAAGGAAAAGCACAGTGTCGTGTCGCGAAAGCCGTCCCACACAAGGGAGCGCGCGGATTTCTGGCGCACGGACCTGAGGACCATGCAGCGGTGGAAATCTCGCCGGCCGCCGTTGCCTGTCGACGACGTGGCCGCAATGGTGAGATGGTATGCTGGCCAGCCCACGAAGATCCAACAGAAGCTCACGCCGGAGTTTCGGGCGCGCGTGACGGAGTTGCGCATCGAACTCGAATCAGGCCCGGCCGGGCCGCAGATACTCGACCCAGACCTCGCCGAGTTCGACAAGAAATACACTGCGGAGGACGCTAAAGACACCGACGCCCTGGCGCACCTCAAGAGGTATCGCGATTTTTCGCTTTTCAAGATAGGCCGCGCGCAAGGGCGCAACGACTTCGCGGCAGTGCAGGATGCCACACGACTGCTCAACCATTACTCCTCAATTATTCACGATGAGGAGATACGCGCGCAGAAGCTCGGTCGCGAGCTGGGCGACTTGGTGCCGAGACGGGCCCTGTCAGACTTCATGGAGAACTGGATGCTGGCCTCACTCCGGGGCGTGGACGATGCTGTCGACGCCATTGTAAAGGCCATCTGCTCTCGATCGTCTGAACTGTTCAGAGATGAGGTGCGGGCGATCGTAGAGGGCGAGCTTCTGTCTATCCGCGTGCTCGCTCCGATGCAGCGGGCTGCGTCGGCCGTGGCGCCCATGGCGCTGCCTGGCGACCTCGTGGACGAGGCCAGGAAAATAGCCGCGACCTACATCAAGTCCGCCCCATGATCCGGCGCGTCTCTACGCTCGACTTCGCCCGCGCCCACGCCGACGCCATCGGCGCGGGCGCCGCCGCTGCGCTCGAGCTGCCCATGGTGCCGGACATCCTCGATACCATAGACGCGCACCGCGGGGCGCGTTTTTTCATCCTGGCCGCCTATCAGACGTTCAAGTCTCTCCTCGGCCAGCTCCGCATAGTGCGCTCAATGCTCATCGAGCCGCAGCCCGCCATTTGGTATGCAACATCGGAGCAGTTCGCCGCCGAGTTCGCCGACACCAAGTTCAACCCACTTTTCGATTCGCTGGGCCCGCTCCAGCGCCTGCTCCCACACGACCGAGCGCGCCGAGCCAAGCTCAGATACAGCCTCGCCGACGGCGCCTCGCGCAACTCGCTCCTCATCCTTTCCGCTAAAACCGAGAACGCCCGCCACGGCAAGACCGCCTGCGACATCTACCTTGACGAAGTGCATCTTTACGAGTCCGGCTGGATCGCGCAGATTCGCAACCGCCACGGCGCCTTCCCCTACGATTTCCGCGAGGTCCTGATGTCAACCGGTCTCACCGCCGGCACCGAGGCGGCCAACGAATGGGCCACCACCGACCAGCGCGTCTGGCATGTGCGCTGCCCGGCGTGCTCGCGCCTTTTCGAGCCGCGCTACCTGCATCGCGACCCTATCACATTGGAGATCACCGGCGGCCTGCGCTACACGCGCGCCACCCTAGAGTCCGGGCTGCCAGACTCCACGGCCATCGCCGCGTCGCTCGCCTATGAGTGCCCGCACTGTCACGCGCGCCTGCCGGACACGGCGGCCTCCCGCGTGGCGCTGTCGGGCACCGCCGCCGACCCCCGCGGCCTCTACGTCTCCGCCAACTCCTCGCCGTCGGCCTCCGCCTTCGGCTGGCAGGTCTCCGGCCTCGCGCTTCGCCCGTGGCTCCCGGTTGTGCTCCGCTTCGAGACCGCGCACGCCGCCCGAACCCGCGGCGACCTCGAACCGCTCGCCAACTGCATCCGCGAAGAGTTCGCCGGCCTCTGGACGCCTGACGAGTATTTCCGCGAGCACCGGCAGCGCCCCGCAGGCGACTACTCCATGGGTGCCGACTGGTCCGGCGAGGCGCGCGATCGCCACGGCCGCCCCTGGCGATTCGGCACGGTCGACGTCCAGCAGGACCATTACGTCCTTGTGATCCGCTCCTGGTCGGCCGACTCCGCGTCGCGCCTGCGCCACGCCGAGAAAATAACAACTGCCGGCATCCTGTCCGACCGCCTGGCCGCGCACGCCGTCATGCCCGAGCGCACCTTCCTCGACTGCCGGCACGAGCCCGAGCGCGTGAAGCGCCTGGCAGGCCTCCAGGGCTGGCGCGTGCTCGAGGGTGAGCCCGAGAAATCCTATCCGCACAAGGCCCTCGGCAACATCCGCCGCATCTTTTCCGAGCCGCAGCCGCTCGACCCCTGGCTAGGCACCGTGCATGCCGGCCGCACGGCGGTGCTGCTCATCCGCTTCTCAAAACCCTCTGCGCTCGACCGCCTGCACCTGCTCCGCCATTTCGACCGCAACGACGGCACCCTGCACTGGTCCGCCCCGGCCGACTCCCCCGAATGGTATTGGCGCGAGATCGACGCGCACCACCGCGTGCCGAAGTCCGGCGCCAACGGCGACAAATACTACGAGTGGACCACCCATGGCCCCGACCACGCCGCCGACGCCGAGGCGATGCAGATCGTGGCCGCCAGCATGGCCGGCCTGGTCGGGGCCGAGTCTCTCGAGTCGGACACCCCCACCGCCCTCACCGATCCCAAAGGAAAGGCCAAGCCATGAGCACCAGCCCGTCGCACTTCGTGCGGCTGTTCAAACCGCGTTTCGCCGCGCTCGTGGCGGCTGGCACAAAAACGCAGACCGTCCGCCCGACGCCGAAACGGATGCCAGATCCCGGCGACACGATCAGTCTGCGTTGCTGGCTCGGCGCGCCCTACAGGTCGAAACAGCGGATCATCCGCGAGGCGGAGATTCGCGAAGTGCATCACGTAATAATCGACGCCAACGGAGTGAAGCTATATGATGAGATTGCCTCAGCGCCGGATCGCGACGCCTTCGCGCGCGCCGACGGCTTCGCAGACTGGCCGGAAATGCGCGCGTGGTTCTCGGCGGAGCACGGCCTGCCTTTTAGCGGCATAGTTATTTTCTGGAATAATATCGACTCTGGCCGCGCCGAGCTGAAAGGAGAAACGAAATGAACACTGCTCGCCAGATACCCACCGTGGCCGACCGCTGCTGTTGCAACTGCCGGCATTGGCTTGGTGGAGAGAGAAGCCGCCGCGCTTATTGTTCTCGGCTGAATCTAAGCGGCCGGGATGCTCCTTACAGATCCTCGCGCTGCATGTTGTGGGAACAACGTCGGATTGACCGCAGAGAACGCAGAGAGCCGCCCGCCTCAGCGCTGAAAGGAGAACCATGAACACTTCAATTCCCGACCAAAGATACGACGGAACGTGCCGCATTGCTGCGCTCGAAGCCGACCTCGCCGCCCTCCGCGCCGAGAACGCCCGACTGCGAGCGGTATTAGGAACCATCAGCGACGGTGCTGTGTCGTTCGGTCCGTACTGCCTTTCGTGCGCCCACTTCGACCCAGCGCGGTCATGGTGCTTTCTGCATCGCGGGACAACGACACCCGACTATCTCTGTAAAGACTTCGCGCCCGCCTCAGCACCGAAAGGAGCGACGCAATGAAACCCTGCCCCTTTTGCGGTTCAGCGAGACTGAACATCACCCACTCCGACTCCGGCCTGTCCGCGGTCGAGTGCGTCCACTGCGGCGCCGCCGGCCCGCTTGATGACGAGGACGCCCCCGCCACCGAGCGGTGGGATCGGCGCACCGCCGATACCGCCCTCCACACCGAAGCGGCCCGGCTCTGCATGCTAATCGAGTTCGCACAGCGTCATGTAGCCAGCTTGCACGCCAAAAACACCGCTCTGCACCGCCGGGCCCAACAGGCCGAGGCGGCCGTCGCCGCCGCCGTCAAAAGGTGGGATTCGGCCGGCGGGCCGCGTGGCGGCACCTTCGGCCGCGCGCTGCTGGCGTGCGAGGTTGAGCGGCTCCGCGCCGAGGTGGCCCAGCTCCGCGCCGCGCAATCCCCGCCCGATTGACACCGCGCCATTTGCGCCGGCCTGCCACCGCCGGCGATTATGGCCACGACAGTCTCCGCCGGTCCCTATCGCTTTTTCACGCGCGCCGAGCTCGACACCGAGCAGGCGCGCTACAAGGCCGCCATGCAGCGCTCCGGCTCCGATCTCGCCGGCGCGGCCGCCAACGGCGCCTCCTTCCAGTTCGGTCCCCGCCGCGACTGGTCGCTCCAGCAGTGGGCCGACCACCTGGCCGCCGCCTATGCCCAGCTCGGCGACACCCGCTACGGCACCCCGGCCCCCCGCCGCGCCGCGGCCGGTTTCTAGTCCAGCCCATCCCCGCCATCGTCGCCGACCCGCTTCCCCCGATGCCCGCCACCACTGTCCCCGGCCTCATCCTTTTTGACGCCTTCGGTCGCCCCGCACACTACACCGGCCACCTCTACCGCCGCACCACCGACGACGCGCGCCTGCGGCCCCCGCCGCCCAACCACTTCAACGACTACGCGGCCCTCCTCGCGCCGCACAACCTCCGCCGCCTCGTCTCCGAGTGCCGTGCCCTCGCCTCCCGCGGCCTCGTGTCCGCCGCCATCGACCAGCTCGCCGGCTATGCCGGCCGCTCCGGCTGGGTCCCCTACTTCACGGGCGAAGACTCCGCCTGGGGCGAGCGCGCCGAGCAGTGGCTGGCCGATACCGCCGCCGCCTGCACGCAACTCGGCGCCGGGTGCGACTGGCGCAGCCTCTGGCGCGCCTCCGTGCGCGCCCGCAAGAGCGACGGCATGCTCGCCATCATCCTCACCGAGTCCGTGTCCGGCTGGCCGCTGCTCCAGCCCATCGAGGCGCACCGCATCGGCCAGCGCGATGAAAACCAGTCCACCGTCGGCCCCGACGATGCCTGGACGGCCCTCGTCACCGACGACGGCCTCGACTATCAGCGCACGCCCACCGGCCGCGTCCGCTATGCCCGCGGCGTCTACAGCGGCCTCTCCATCTCGTCCGGCGTCATCACCGCCCCCTCCGGCGCAGCCGTCGCCTATCGCATCCTCGGCCCCACGCCCGCCGAGGATTACGACATCTCCGCCCGCGACATCGTGATCGTGTCCTCCCGCCGCTGGATCTCAGAGGTCCGCCCCGTGCCCGAGATCGCCCCCGCCCTGCTCGATCTCCTCGCCATCGATCTCGCCCGGCAGGGCCAGCTAGACCAGCAGATACTCGACTCGCGCCTCACGCTCATCGAAAAAACCGCCTCCGGCGCCCGCGACTCCGCCTACGATGCGCTCAACCCCTCTCCCGCCGGCACCACCGACGCCGGCTCGCCCGTCGAGGTCTACGAGCGCACCGCCACCCGCTTCATCAAAACCGACCACGACCTCACCCCGCACGAGGCCCAGCGCCCCTCCGACCAGTGGATGAACTACGATCTCCGCATCGCCTCCACCGCCGTCGCCGCCATGGGCTGGCGCCTCGAGATGCTCGACCCCTCCGCCCTCCGCGGCGCCGCCACCCGCGCCTTTCAGGACCAGATCAACACCACCATCGCCGACAACTACCTCGATACCCGCCCCGCCGTCATCCGCTGCACGCAGTATCGCATCGCCAAGGCCATTCGCATCGGCGCCCTGCCCCCGCACCACGAGGCCCTCTCGTGGGATGTCACCGAGCCCCCCGAGTTCGTGGTCGACCGCAATGCCACCCGCATCGACATCGAGGCCGTGCGCGCCGGCGCCGACGCCATGCCCTTCGTCCTCCGCCGCGGCGGCCTCCGCCCCCGGCAGACGCTCACCGCCCAGGCCCGCTACATCGCCCTGCGCGACGAGGTGGCCGCAGCCTACGGCGTCAACCCCGAGCAGCTCGGCACCTCCATCCAGCTCGGCGACTCCGCCCAGGCCGCCGCCGCACTCACCACCACCACCACCGACGACGGCGGCCGTCCGCCCGCCGCATAGACTCCCGCCACCTCCCCCTCCATGAACTTCGCCCTCCGCTACCGCCTCCTCTCGCAGCCCTGGTTCATCGGTGCCGATGCCCATGCCGGCCTCCTCACAGCCTCCGGCGGCTCCAAGGCCGATATCGTAGACGCGCTCCAGCAGCTCTTCCCCCAGCGGCCGCCCTCCACCCTCGAGGCCGACACCGGCATCGCGCACCTGTCGCTTTTCGGCCCACTCGCCCGCGGCCTCTCCACCGCCGAGCGCCACTTCGGCATGACCGATCTCGACACCTTCTCCGCCGAGTTCGCCTCCGCCCTCGCCTCCGGCGCCCGCGGCGTCCTGCTGCACATCGACTCTCCCGGCGGCACCGTGGCCGGCACGCCCGAGGCCGCCGCCCTCGTGGCCGCCTCGCCCGTGCCCGTGGTGGCGCACGCGCGCCTCATGGCCTCGGCCGCCTACTACATCGGCGCCGGCGCACGTCACGTCGTCGCCGATCCGTCGGCGCAGGTCGGCTCCATCGGCGTCATCACCTCGCGCCTAAACCTCGCCACCGCCCTCGCCACCGCCGGCATCAAGCTCGAGGTCATGCGCAACACCGGTGCCGACCTCAAGGCCCCCGGCGCCGAGTGCGGCGATCTCACCGCCGCCCAGACCCAGGCCATCCAGGCCGATCTCGACCGCCTGGCCGCCGACTTCCACCACCACGTCGCCGCGCACCGCACCATCGCGCCCGAGCTCCACCGCGGCCACACGCTCTCCGGCCAGGCCGCCATCGCGGCCAACCTCGTCGACACCATCGGCCCCGCCGCCGCCGCCCGCGCCCACCTCCTCACCCTCCTCCCGGCGCCCACCGCCGGTTGACACACCCCCCAACACCAACAGACGCCAGTCCCCCACCTTTTATGTCCCTGCTCGACATTTTCAAGCCCTCCAAGACGCTCGCCCTCGCCAACGACCAGCTCGCCGCCGCCTCCGCCCGCCACGAGGCCACGGCCGCGCTCTTCGCCACCGCCGGCCTCGATCTCGAGGCCATGCTCGCCGCCGGCCCCGATTCGCTCAAGGCCCACCTCGCCGCCCTCACCGCCAGGGACGAGGAACTCGCCGCCGCCAAGGCCTCGCTCGCCGAGCATGCCGTCGCCCTCGCCACCGCCCGCGCCGACCACGAGCAGACCGCCGCCACCGCCCAGGCCCAGGCGCAGCTCCTCGCCTCCATAGGATTCGACTCCGCCCGGCCCGCGGCCGATCTCCCCGCCACCTTCGCCCAGCACGTCGCCCTGCGCGCCACCGAGCTCCTGGCCCACCGCGGCCACCCCCCGCTCGCCGCCGCCGGCCCCGGCCCCGATCCCGCCACCACCGCCACCGCCTCCACCGCCGCCTTCGAGAAGTATCGCACCATGCCCCGCGGCCCCGAGCGCGATGCCTTTTTCGCCGCCAACGCAGAGGCCATCTGGGCCGGCTTCAACGAGCTCCAGGCCACCGGCAAGCCCTGATCCACGCCGCCCCCCACGCGCGCACCTACCACCACTCCCCCGTTAGTTCCCATCCCAATCCACCCTCCCATTCCACCACCCTCCCATGGCTAATGTCCTCGACACCGATCTCCTGATCGACACCCTCTCCACCCGTGCCATCACCACGCTCGGCGATGTGCTCGCCCCGCTCGGCGCCTTCTGCAACGACTTCACCGACGACGTCATCGAGCCCGTCACCCAGACCAAGTCCG